CTACGGGGTGTCTACGTCTATCCCTTTTGCTTTCAAGTCAGCCTTAAGGGACAGAAGCTGCAATTTGGCCATTTCAAGCTGAGTAGCAGCTAGCTGATCGGCCAATGGCTGAATTTTCCTGTACCAGCAGCCAAAACCTACAAACATACCTAGCGTACACAGTGCGGCTAGAACACCTGCGCATTTGACATACGTCTTCCTATCGGCCACCGCCACATCTATTTTTTTCTGCAAAATTTTTAACCGGGTCGACTGCTCTATGTTGGGATTTTCCTTTGCCTTCAAAACTTCCAATTCCGCCAAATTCTCAAAAGCGATAGCATTGGAAGTGTTCGTCGCGTAAATCACGATCATAAAAGAAGAAATCAGACCCACTAGAGAAAGCAGTCCTAAAAACTTGTAAAAGTTATCAGTAGGTAACGAAAGCTTACTTTCCATGTAGCACCTCAGCTTCAATAGAGTTGCTGAGTATGCCCGGATTTTCTCAGATAGATGAAGGCGCATGAAAAGCCTCATGTTTACATTGTGCCAATGGGGATAAGCGTAGAGCCGACTCCAGATGATCCGGCGACAGGTGCGCATAACGCATAGTCATGGTGATCGACGAGTGCCCGAGGATTCGCTGCAAACTGAGGATGTCTCCCCCGCCCATCATGTAATGGCTGGCAAACGTGTGCCGCAGGATATGAGTCAGTTGCCCCGGAGTGTGAAAGCCGCAGCGCTCATAGGCCCCACGAAAGGCAGCACGGCAGGACATGAACAGCCGGCCATTTCCGGGCGTGCCTAGCTTTAGAGCCAGCGCCGCCACATCGTCAGGGATGGGCACGGACCGCGACTGCCGATTTTTTGTCCTATGGAAATGAGCCTTGCCGCCAAAGATGGCGTTCCGGCCTATTGATTCAGCCTCATCCCAGCGCGCGCCTGTAGCCAAGCAGAGCAGTGCGACCGGATAGGTATGGTTGTTCTGCGATTTTCGGCATTCATCGAGGAGCTGGCCGATCTGGTCGAGAGTAAGAAACGACAGCTCGCTCTGGTCGGTCTTAATCTGCCGAACATTAGCCAGCGGATTACTTCCTACCCACGCCCCCAACCTGAGCAGCTCAGAGAACACCGCCGCCAAATAGCGCTGCTCATGGTTGACGGTGTGCGGTGAAACCTCTTTAAGACGAGATTGGCGATAACGGGCCCAAACCAACGCATCGAAGTCACAAACCTGAGGATTGCCTAATCGCTCCGTAATCGCCAGAGTGCGCGTCAAACGCGCCTTTTCATCCTTCAGCGAGCAACCGTGCAGCGAATGCCACAGCTCGACGAGGTCTGACAGACGATCATCCAGGGGTCGCCCCGTTTGTTTCAAACTGGCAAAAAAATCTGTTTCGAACCGCTGAGCTGCCGCCTTGGTCAAGAAGCCCTTTTTACGGATGCGGCGCCCACCGCGCCCCCTTTCGTAGAAATCGGCCGTCCATGTTTTGCCATCCTTGCGCGCAGTCATACTGCCCTACCCCACCGCACCGTTCGTTCGGCCAAGAGCTTCTGGACGTGCTTGTAGATATCGCGCTCAGTCTTTCCTTTGTCGGCGTAATGGTCTCGGATTACCGGCCAGCACTCCCACTCCCGGAGGCTGGCGAACGCCTTTTCCGCGCCGATCCGCTCCCTTGAAACCAGGCTGATGAAGTTGCCCAGGAACAGTTCGACGTTCT